GAACGTTCCAGGTGTAGTTAGCGGAAGTTGCTCTCAGCAGTTCCGTGTAAACCAAGGTGCTTTCGTTATACATTCCGGCCGCAAACGCAGTTGTTCCAGTTATTGTCGGGCCGTTACTGGCGTTATGGTACGCGGGTAATCCAGTTGAAGCACTTGCTCGGATGGCTATCTTGCTGCTTGGTGCTGTGACATTCAGCTGCGCAAGAGGTGCTGTGCCGACAGCAGGCCTCAGTCCACCAATCCACGACCCGTCGGGGGCGAACTGAGCAACGGGAATGCCACCAGAGGCTATAATACGCATACCCTTACCGACTGACGTGTCTCCAGCTCCATCAATCAACAGTTCCATCCAGTCCGTCAGGCTGGAGCCGTAACGAATCCGGGAGCCGTACCGACCACCGCCTCCATGCGCGAAGTTGTTAATCTGGAACAGGAACGGGTTGAAGTTCGCAATATCAGTTGGGTCCGTGCTTATGCTCCCAGGACAGATACCTTGCTGCGCACCTAACCTTCCAGGGTACTGCATCAGGAAGCTGTTCCCTTGCCACTGTGGGGCTATATTATCCGGTGCCGCAATACGCTTAAAGCCAGGACCTACCACGGTAGGCGTATTCACCTTGGTGCCAGAATCAATGCTCGATAGCAGCATCTTGGACCCACCGAAGTCGTACAGTCCGACTACGGTCTTGTACCGGTTCAGTGTCGCGTCCCACATCCATGTTACTGTCTCCGGCTCATACACCGTTGTGGTCGCATAATTACGGTACAGCTCTTGGGCCAGTCTCTGATTCCCAACGGCATCCGTGATTCCTAGATAGCATCCACGGGATACCCGCGCATTGTATCCACCAACAGCATAATACAGGTCGCCAACAGGCGCCTTCTTGATGTTCTGGCTAGGGATGATAATCAGACCTGCATTTGAAACAACAGTGTCCTCTACCGTCTTTAATGGCTTGAATACGCCAGAAAGAACGTCCTCGGCAGCACAGTCAAACAGGCTGTGGTTCACGGCGTGGATATTGAACTGCCCCTCCCCGCCCCAGGTGATATTCGTGCGCGCCGGATAATGTGAGCCAGTGAAATCCAGAAGGTCAGTTACTGTGCTGACTGGGGTGGTCACATCCCAATCCATTTTCGCGATTTTAGTTACGCCGAATGTTGCAGATTGCGGCTTCCCGAACAAGATAGTTCTTGTGCCGTCAGCATTACGAACAACCGCAAAATAATCACCATGTCCCATAGGGACCAGAGGGACAGTTTTCACGATCGCGCCAGCGGTCATGGTTGTTGAGTCAAATTCCTGCTCATACATAGTACAGGTTTCAACCGTGGCACCTGGCGTCGTCACACGAGTATAAAAAATAGTCCCGGCAGTTACGTCGACCTCAAGACCCTGATAGTTATTCGTGCCATCAAATGCAGGGTTGGTGATATATGTGTCTTCATCAAATCGATAAGCCAGGCCAGTTACAGTGCCTTTATGCGGGATCGCATACTTCCCATTAGCGAATAGGATAGACGGTACCGCCGCATTCATGCTTCGAGAGTCTGATGCTATGAACTGCTTACCGTCGATTTCAATAATTTCATCAGTCAATGGCCGATATGATGCAATATCTGAAAAAGAATTCAGGGGAGTTATTTTGTGCTTAAATTCTTCATCAATGTATTCACGAAGTGGACTGACACCGACGTTAACCCAAAGGCCTGATGGGTTATCTTCTGACCATACCCCGCCGTCTAAAGATGGCGAAGAACCTGATATTGTATGCGGCAACACGCCGTTGTACTGATACCAGACTCCCCCATACCAAACAATTTGATTGCGCTGGCTAACAACAAGCCCAATCCTCCAGTCTCCAAGCTCCTGCCACCCCATTCCAATCACTGCGCTATTGACGGCATCATTTGCGATGCTTACTGCCGTTCTTTTATTGACGGCATCCATATCCAATGACGGATCGCGTAGGTTCCTGATTCGGTTATTCAACGCATCATAGTAGTTTGCAATGGAGGATGGTTTCCGCAATGCCAGGCGGAATGAGCTGTATGCTTGCTGTATAAGCATCGTCAACTTATCAAATGCATTCTCATGTACTTCGGCAAAAAACTTGCCCTGGTTGCGCAGATCGGTTTCCTGTGTGGGCTCCAGTTCCCGCGAAATTGAGATTTGCCAGTTACTGGCCAAGGGGATGTTGAGCACCACGTTACCGCCGGCATAACCTCCGGCACCAGTAACTGTATAGTCAGTATCCAGCATCAAGGTAGTGACAGATTCATTGAGATCTACAACCTGGACTACAAGGTCTAATTTCTGGAAAATCCTGAACGTATACGGGAATGATATGGTGACACCATTCCCAATGTAATCATTATGGTCAACTACGGTTGATACCGTCATGGCCTGTCTCCAGTAAAGCAGCGCCCGGCGCGCGTGCATCATCAGGACAGTTTATTACCTGACAAACCTTATATGAATTGAATGAATAGCAAACAGCAAATTTATTACCTTGCAGGTAATTTTCATAACGTGCTGGATAAGAATTGCCTCATCTGATACTGTTAATATATACAGTAATTGCATGGAGAACCTGAGATGCAACGTCAGTATCATCACCCGCTGGAAAAAGGATTTGCCGAACGAATACACACGCCGGGAGGCGTCCGATCCCTGGTTGAAGAGTCACACCTGATGACGTTGTTAAGACAACTTGACGGAGATGGCTTTAACGTTGATGGCCCAATGGCTGAGCTTGCGGCACTGGTGAACTATGTCACCAGCTCGCAGATATCCATGAAGGACCTTCAGTCGCATCTCGATTACTGCGTTGAAAAATTGAAGCAGGAAATATCATAAACAACAGGCCGCGTAAGCGGCCTTGTGACATGTCACAACAATGGAAGATTAAACACGATTGCAGCCAGGATGACGAATGTCGCGAAATAAATAACCTTCGATGACACTTCACCAAGCCAGCCTTTTCGTATCGCAAAGATGATAAGCCACAGGTATGCCGTGCCTGATACAACCACCACGGCAAACCAAAAAAGCATTAAGCCAATACTCTGTAAGATCTCCATCACTGCCCCATCGCCTTGCTCAAATCTGGCGCTCTGCGCGGCGAAGTCTCGCCCGGCTCCCACCAGCTTGTTGTGTTAAATTCCCGCTGTGCTCGATCTCTCACCCTGTCGTTGTAACCTGGGTTCGCTATCTCCTGAAGCTGTTGAAGGATAAGGTGATTGGTCACCGCTTTTGCATACCAAAGGTTTGCAAACGGAGTAATCATGCGGGCGGTCTTCAGCGCATCGGCACCGAATGAAGTTTCCTCGCCCTGCAATGCCTTCTGCGGGTTAGTGATGAGCAATTTCGTCAGCTGCTCTGCAAAACTCAACACCGGCCCACCGATGGTGGCCGCGATACTTGAGCCATATTGAGTGTGGTCCTGAAAGAGGAAGTCACCGTAAATACCGAATGATCCACCCTTCAGCAGCGCCTGAATCCATGTGGTTGGCTTGGTCATGTCCTGCGGGTCATTTCCGGTTAAAAGCGCATTCATTTGGTTGGCGAACATGCCAGCCATCGTCGTACCAGCAATGTATGACGCCAGGAATTTAATGCCCGGAACAGTGTCCAGATCCCGGGTACGGTTTACCAACTGGCGGAATCCTGCGAACGGCGTCGTCTTAAACAGCATGAAGCTTTTAATCAGCTGCCCGGCATCATCTCGGGCATACGTGTCCAGACCAGTAGCGGTTGTGATGGCGCTCGTCATCTCACCATGAGTAATACCCAGCAGTTTCTGCGCGGCCTCAGCGCGGGCATTACGGACCATGCGTGTAACAGTCTGCTCAGCCTCAGCATCAAATGCTTCCTTCAACCTGGTGCGCCGCTCCTGCGGGATATCACCCAGTGCCGCTAGCGCGGTATCACTCCCGGAACGAACCTGCGCGATACGGTCGGCCATGATGCTGTGGATTGCTTCATCCGGCACCGCGTAGATAGCGTCCGGAGTCATCCCCATATGCCCGGCGGTGGTCATTGGTCGCGGTTCCGCTGCCGCCATGATGGCCCAGTCTTCATTACTCCAGCCCTTGCTGGCGAGAATGGTTTTATCTGAGCCTTTTACCTCATCCAGCGTTTTATATTTGCGGGTCAGTTCACCGATGTTTTTATACATCAGCAGGCCGAATGACGCCTTGTTTGCGCGGTCCATAGCAATCAGCCCTGACCATTTCAGCGTCTTCTCAGCGAACCAGCCGGTAATGCCGCGCGACAAGTCAAAGCCGCCCATCTTCGATACAACAGCAGCGTGAGAATCCACCAGCAGGCCAAGTTCAGCATTGGCCCTCCTCGCGTAACCGCTGAATAGGTTCTTGATTGTGTTAGCAGACAGGCGCATGCCATTGCGATCAAAGCCCAAAGCCTGCGCATTAGCGCGCATAATTGCCTGATCACTCGTGGCAGTCAGTACGCTGGTGCCAAGCATGGCGCTGGTCATCAGGTTACGCAAGCCACCAACTGCTGACGTAAAGACGCTGGATTCCTGAACCCCATTAAGCCCGGCCATGGAATTGAACATGCGCTCAACCATGGCGCGCTCGCCATTCATTTTGCCGACATCTTTGCCGCCGGTGACTGCGCGCTGATAAATTTTATCACTGACCAGTTTGAAATTATTGGCCGCGTCCGGGCCGAATGCCTTAACCGTTCCAAGGTCGCGTGACGAAGATTGAAGGTGCGACATCATGACGCCGACAACTGGCTGTTCGGTGTAACGCTCCATGTAGGCGAAGTGTGACTGTGCGTCTTTGAACGCCATTACCCTGCTCTGCGAGCCGCGATTTTTAATACCGCCGGTTCCCATGAACGAGCCGGGATCGAGTTTATTCGCCCCATCGGTGGCCTTCGTTTCGTAAATGGCTTCCAGCGCCTGACGGTATTCGATATCACTCATCGGTGAACCATCGAGATTCACGTACTGCGATCGGTCCTGCGTGTTATAGACGTCATCTACCCATGCCTGCTTGGCAAACTCGATAGGCGGCTGCCGACCTGACAATTTCGCTTTTGCCTGTTCTGTTGCTGGCAGACTGGCCAGCCACTCATCGCGACCGGCGCTGCGAATGAGGTCAGCGTCATCAACGTAGGGAAGGTTCCAGTTATCTCGCTGGCCGATATCAAACCCGGCGTCGTTCATTTCCTGCCGGGCTCGGCTGGTAACGTCACCCCAGACTTTCGCTATTTTCTTCGCCTGCGGATTTCCGGTGTCTTCCCCGTAAATCTCTTTCAGGATCTGCAACTGGCCTGATTTTGCTGCACGCTGGTCGAAGAGGCTGCGGAAACGCTGCTCGCCCATTGCTTTGCTCTGTTCGAAGAATTTCTGCACTTCTGGTCCGGCCTTTAGCAGTTCCGCGCTTAGCTGCCTTGACCAGTCCTGGTAAGCACCGGTCGCGAGCTCTTCGGCAGAGACAACCGGGATATCCATTCCGTCAGTCGTGCGACGGCCAGAGAATATCAGCTGTTGAAGATTCGCCGGCGTCTGATTTTCAGGAGGAATAGCGGCATCCAGGGTATCGGATACCTTTGCGATGGCGATAGCATTCTGCGCCAGGCGCTGACGCTTTTTGTAGACGTCGTGAACAACGCGCTGGCGTACAAGTTCTGCTGCATCCATGTATGTCTGTGCATCAGGGATCCCTGTTTTACCGTCCCGCGCATTAGTGCGATGCACCTGCCGAACAGCCTCTTTAATCCGGTCCTCGATGTTCTTCAACTCATCGGCTTTTGGCTGGCGGCCCAGCGTCTGCGCGATCGCTTCAACACATGCCTGTTTCATTATGGATTCCTCAGGAAGCACGCCGCCGCAACGGAGTAGACTTTTGATTCGTTCTTCGTGGTCTGGATCTGCTCGTCAAAATCAGCCAGTACATCTGACAGCTTCGCCTGCTTCCCGGTGTCAGGATGCGTGACCATCAGATCAGGATTGCTGGTTGCCATATCGCGCGCCGCCATCAGGTCGTAGTTGTTTGACGAAATGGATTGGCCGCTGTCCGGATCAACGCTCACCTGACCGGCATCTTCATCAACGCGGGAGAATGCGCTACCGTCTCGCGGTGCCTGCGCCTCTCTGAAAGCATCCTGCGGCGTTTCGTAACGAACCCCATTTTCCTGGAAAACCTGCTCCATTGCATGGTATTGGTCGTTGGCAGATTCAAGCAGGCCAGGACGAACCGGGCCATCAAGCCCGCGCGCCTGCATGGTGACGTTAACCGACTGGCCATCGGAGAGTTGACGGGCTGCCTCATCCATTGCAGCCACATGGCTGTTGATGCTCTCGTTTGTACCGTGCAGAACCGGCGCAGACTCGACATCATAATAAAGCCCTTCGTTCAGCGTGTGCGCCGCATCAACGTCGCTTGGCTTGATTGCCGCCTCTGAAACCAAGCCGCGCATACTCTCCGGTACGATGCCTTGCTGTATGCGAGAGAGATCTGCCCGCGCCTCGTAATACTGTCCACCGGGCTGGTGCGGGGCCAGCGTGTCACGCGCATTCTGCAAACGTTCACGGGCAACAGACAACTGATTGCTGATGTCGTTTAGTTTGTCGCGGTTAGCTTCATAGTATCGGCGGTTTGCCCCTGCCGTTCCGGTAGGTTGAGCGTCACGGATGGCTTTATCTTCAGCTTCCAGCCTCGCAACTGCCCTCTCTCCGTTGGCGATGTCGGATTCCCATACCTTGCGATCCCCACGCGGCATTAACTGCGCTGCGCTATCCTGCAGTTCTGCCATGCGTGAATCGTACGTGGCTGGCGGTTGTTGGGGTGGTGAGGCTTCTGCCGCCGCTGGCGCAGCGGCATTATCACCATCAGGCACACTCTGGACTTCGGCCGCGGTAACTGGTGCTTCGGGATCAACAACCGCCGGAGCGTCGGCGGGAGAGGAAGGGGAATCTGTAGGTGCAGATGATTCAGCAGCGGAAGCATTGCGCGAGGACAAGTGATGCGCGCCGCCGAACGCGCCGCCCAGCACCGCATCAATCATTACGGCCTGTCCATCCCACACCCGGTACTGTTTCGCCAGGTCTGAATACCCTTTGTCTTCCAACGTATCGCCAACAGAGAACCGGTTTATTCCACCGAACGTGGTGTTAATTCCCACGCCTGAGGCTATGCGGGTCAGCAGCGTCTCACCAAGCGCGGCGGGTAGCGCCATCCCGGCGGCATTGAATGTACTCTGTTGCGCTGCCAGGTTGCGCGCTGTCGACTCATCGACACCTTTTGCGCGGAAGTCCTGATACGACTGCTCGTACGTTGACCCAAATGCCGTTGAAGCACCGAGAACAGGACCACCTGCGATAGTTGCGCCAATCGCCGGAACGAACTGGCCCAGACCATTCAGCACTTCCGCTGCGGTTCCCTGGCTGGATGCGTCAGGTTTGACGTAAGCGCGGGCGCTCTTCAGGGTATCGCTCAGGGTGTCATAACTCTCATTCAGCTGTTTATCCGCGTCCGGGAACATTACGCGGAAAATGTTCACCGTCGGCGCGACGGTATCCGCGAAGGATGGATCGCTTATCAGTCTCTTACTGAAGCCGACGGCAGACTGTGCAAGTCCGGTAGCTCCTTCGGCCACGCCGCGCGGGAATGCAGAAACCGAGCCCTGGAAGAAAGTCGGATCATAATCTTCCGGCTTTGCGGGATTGGCTGCCGTCTTGTCGTCTGTCCATGCCTGGCCTTCTGGCGCCAGAGAAAATACATCTGCCATTATTGAACCCTCACGACAATAGCCTGCCCAGTTTTCGGATCCGTCGCCCAGCGTCCGCTTCCGCTGACCATCCGGTACTGACTGTTCCCGATATTCACTGGCGTGAAGTTAGAAGCTGCGTTTTCATTCAGACCTGCATCTTTCAGCGCCTTCTGTGCCGAAGTCGTGTAGCGGTCCTTGAATGTGCTCTTATCCATTCCGAACGGCATCACCACATCACCACCGTTAAACCCTTTGTACACGCCACCGGTTGCCATCTGTGCCGCCTTCTCAACAACATCAGAATTAGCAGCGTCAGTGCGTGCTAGTGAGTTGTCACCGGACTGGTAAGCAATTCCAGCGTACGCCGCTTTAAACAAGCCATAGCTCATCTGACGGGCCTGGGCGTTATAAGAAAAAGAATTGCCGACAGCATCATCAAAGGCTCTCTTGAGTTTGTCGTCACTCGGCAACTGGACAGGCTGAATACCCTGGTCCTTCATTGCCTTCGTTGGGTTAAGCAGTTGATCACCAGCGAGGATAGTTTTCGATACATCGTATTTGTTCATCGTCGGCTTGTAGCCAATGAACTGATCGTACGAAATTGTTGAGCTGCGGTTGTCATACTGGTTATCTGGAGTACCAAGCAGCAACGCAGAATAAGCCGTAGCCGCGCTGCTCGGTGCAATGGCCCCGGCCACCTGCCGCATCGCCGCCGGTGGCAATGACTGCCCCATGCTCTGCAACAGGCTGATGGTCTGATCAACGTTCTGAGTCCCGCGTACCTGCTGCGTTAATGTCGCAGCCTCTTCGCTGGAAAGGATAGGAGCCTTAATGCCCAGTTGATTCAGACCATCCTGCGCAGAGAAACGGCTGGCGACCTCTTTTGTGATGTCCTGCGGGTTGTTGGTGCTGAGCGGATGATAGGCGCCAATATCTACCGCAGCGTTAAACGGATTGTTCTGGCGCTCAGTGATAACTTTTGTGGCTGCAGCCGTAACCTGATCGAATAGCTGTGCGCGTGACGCGTAACCCTCGCCTGTCTCCCCGGTTTCCGGTCGCAGCTGATTCACATACGCCGTAATGCTGCTGGTTGGCATGTTGCGGAATGAGCCTATGTACTGCCCGGCGACCTGAGTATTCTTGAATTCTGTATAGCGCTGGTTGCCTTCACGTACCCCATACGCTGACATAAAAGCGGCCTGGTCAGGTGGGTTAGGAAAATCGACGCCGCGCATATAGGCAGCAGTAGCATCTCGCACCTGGTCATCGACTCCGGTACGATATTGCGCCTGCTGCTGTTTGCGGACCTGATCAGCCTGACGCATGAATGTCGCCTGTGCTTCCGGTGATGCAGCATCGAATGCAGCATTGCCGGTGTAGCGTTTACCAGAAGTTGGCAGCGCTGATAGTCCCAGCGCCGCGCTGACACCGCTACCTATCTGGTCTTTGGTGTACGGCTGATTGCCGTTCTCATGCGTGATGATTGCCGAGCACAGCGCGCTCAGCGTGTCAGGGTTTGATGCGTCGATCTGCTGATCTGGCTGTACACCGAGTTGCTTGCAGACAGCGCTGATGTATGCGGCAGTATCGTTGTTGTCTTCCGGAGGCGCCCAGCGGTTGATGATGTCGTTAACGGTATCAATACCCTGACGCTGGTACGAAAGCAGGTTGCGGCCCAGTGCACGAATGCCATGCTCAGGCGTTTCAAACTTGGCGAAACGCCCGTCACTTCCGGATTGCCCGACCCATGGGTTTTTATCGCTGGCCTCGAGGTTCCCCGGATTGTTATTGCGAATGCCGCGGGGATCGGATGATCCTCCCGCATCTGGCGTATCAGCAACAGCCCGGCGCGAACCGGCAACCGTATCGCTCAACTCGCCGTTGCTCTCGATGAATGCCACGGAGTTATTTGCCGACCAATGAGACAGCGCGCTGTCTGCCACCTTCTCTTTGAACTCGACCTTCTTCGCCGAAATCTGTTCATCGCTCCAGCCGTGCGCCGCGCCGTATTCGTCGATCTGCTGGAACGTCTGTTTGTTTGCAGAAACGTAGGCCGCGTTGTCGCCGTACATGGCTGCCGCCGTCTTCCCATTATTGACTAGCGTGGCCTGGAACTGGCCTTCTTCGTAGGCATTGAGTTGCCCTACCTCATGGCGCCCAGCCTGCGCACTAAACTGAATGCGTTGCTGCTGAGCCTGCTGGAGAAATCCATTTCGGGCGGACTCCGGCAATGTCAGCGCCAGTTCCTGCGCCTTCATGTCGAACTGTTGGGTATACTCCTGGCCCTTTCCCAGCGCATTTTTACCCTGGAGATTCAGCAGCCCGGTATCAGGGTTTGTCATCAACTCGCTGGCGGTCTGACTCAGCTGCAGCGAGGCATCCTGCGACATCGCAACGTCTGCGCGCTGTTTGGCCTGTGCAAGTGCGCCAGCATACTGATCTGCCACATTCCCCAGGACCTCACCTGTGCCGGGGGTATCAAACGCCTGAAACGCCGGGGCGCTGACCCCGCGGCTTTGAACCGTTCTTCCGGTAACTGTTGGTACAGTTGGCATGTCTGATCCTCCTTATCGTCCGGTTGGCGTGCCGACAGCGGCGCTGATTGGTGCCGCGCTGCTCTGCGTGAACGGGCTCCACGTACCGCCGCCTGCACCATATGCGCCATATGCTTTCAGTGGCGCGGTCAACAGTGTCTGAGTCATGGCACTTTTCCCGGCTGCGTCGGCGGCATTGGCCTGGGCCTGATAATTCGAACTCTGAACCTGATAGCCGTACGCCTCACGCTGCGCATTGTTGACGGTGGTAAGTGCATCCAGGGTGCCGAACTGTGCCGTGTCGCCAAAGACGTCAAGCGCTGAGCCTGATGATAAATCTGCACCGGTAGCGCCGAGTGTTGCCGCCTGGGTACCCTGCCGCTGGCGCATTTCACGACGGCGCTGATCGGCTTCAGCATTGCCGCGGTTGATGGAGTCCTGTGCCTGAGCTTCCGCAACATCGGAATTTTGCTCAGCAACTGCTGACTGATATTTTGATGACTGGTGCTGGCTGTATGCGCTGGCTGCCGTTGAGGCCACAGTTACAGCCACCATTGCGATCGCTGGGCTACACATTATTTTCTCTCCATGTAGAAACGGTGGAAGTTCATGCCAAGAGCTCCGTACGGCGCCGGGTCTTCCAGCTCGAATCCGAGCCAGTGCAGCCACGCCTTAGCAGCGTGATTGCGCTCATCGACGTAGTTTTCGAGGTGAGGGTAAACAGCCAGCATGGCCTGTAGCGCATGACGACTTCCGCGCAGGAACGTCTTCTGGTACTTCTCCACCAAGTGCGTGCTGACCAGCCATGGGATGCCATTGCCGCCGATCATCGATGCAGGCGACACACCGAACATCGTCACCAGTTCGCCATTTGCAAAGCCGGACCAGGCCATTGTTGCTGTGCGAAGCCCGACACGTATTGCCTGCTCAGTGGTCATCTGAGATACAGCGTAGAGCTCGTCAATGTCAGCCTGCCGCACGTTTGGCAGAATCAACTGCAGATGCTCTTCGGTAGCCGGTAATAACTGAACGTCGATCATCAGAAACCTCCCACGGTGATTCGCGGAAGAACCGCCAGCACGGAGAGCGGCAGCGGGTCGGTCTGCCGAATTTTCACGCGTCCGTTTTTACCCCAGATGCTGTCCAGTTTGATTTCCACTTTGCCGGTGGCGTCATCGACAGGATCGTCGTAGAACTCGAATTCACGCTGCGGGTATTCGTACCACTCGCCGTCAGGCGTTGCGGCCCAAATTCCGCGGCTTGCGTTTACGATCAGCGTGACAGTCGGCATAATCTGCTTTTTATCCAGCAACGTTTCCTGACCGTTGATATTGATGTCCAGCGTCTCGAACTGCGCGTTAATTGGCAGACCGATATGCACTACACCGCCGGGCGATTCCAGCGTAACTTTGCCGCCGGTAACAACCTTCTGAGGTTCAACGCTGGCATCAGAGAGGATGTTTACCGTCTGGCCTTCGAGATGATTAAGCCCGGCAAACGTCATGCGCGCCATGCGCCAGTTAGCGGTCGCCACATCGCGCAGAACGATAGGGATATCGCGGTTAGCCATGACGGTAACCACGTTGCCACTCGTATATCCCACAATGTCGCAACGCAGCTCCATGTCTACGTCAGCGCCGGTCTCTGGATCAGTTCCGATGTACGGAATTTGAATTTGCGCCCCCATATCGTTAACGGTGAAATAACTGCTATCACTCATGGTCATCGTGTAAGGCACCTGGTAACTCCATTCTCCACTACCACCGCTGATGGTCGCAGTTCTGGTGCCAGTATTTCGGCCGTCGTAGCTCAGGCCGCTGTCGACAAAGAACGCATCAAGGTCATTGATAAACTGACGACTCGCCAGGCGCTCAATGTAACGAACCGTTTGCCCGTTAATAACGCGCTTAACGCTGAAGTACACGGCGTCTTCATCACCTTCACTGATACAGCAGGTGCTTTCATACAGACCGGTGCTGGATTGCGGAGCCCATGCGAAAACCTGCTGGTCTCGTAAATAAGTCAGCACCAACAATTTACCGTCGTCGCGCACGCAGAACGCACTGGAATACGGAACGATGCAGAATGACCAGTCGACCAGGCTGTGCTTCTGGAAAAGATGGTTGGCGAGAATCGTCAGGTCTGAGCCCTGATAACCGTCGACATCGAACGAATAGGCCAGGTCTCGCACGACACTGCCCTTTTCCTGAATGAACAACGCAATGTTCGCCACGGCGATTGGCGGAACATCGCTGCATCCGTTGGACCCCTGGGAACTGAATGAGAATGCGCTCGGCGTGAGCACTTTGTTCTGATCGCCGGACACGACGTATTCGCCGCCGGATGTCAGCACCACCAGCGATCCCACGTCGATCAGGTGCCGGATTTGGTTAACCTGCCGCCCGGCGTAGGTATAGATGATTCTGTCATCATCCTGCGTCGGGTTGTTCTTCCCGAAATCTTTATAATCACCGGTTCGGCTGGCCCAGATGGTTTGAGGGAATGCAGTTGATGCGGCGAAGTACAGGCGCTGCTGATAATAAACAACGGTTCCCGGATAGCCGTTCACACTGTTCCAGGCATAAGGCGCCCACTTGTAACTTGGCTTGGTGCTGCCAACAACATTCTCAGGAATTCGCGAAACAACGGTTCCCGTTGCCGATTTATGGTCTCCTGCCACCGCAGTGATCCGCACAATTCCGAATCCACTGTGCAGATATTCCCACTGAATCCCCGTATCGTCATCGCCGGTGCCGCCCCAGCCATCCCACGACATTCCTTCGGTGTGAGACGGACGAAGTGTACCGGTCTTCCCGGCGGTGTTTGCACGGTAATAGTTGCTGTCTGCGCGACGGATATCGTCGATTGCTGTGGTTTTACTGGTTTCCCACACAGGCACAGAATCGATGGCGGGCTGCTCAAGATAGAAAAGTTTTCCGACCTGTTCGCTGCCGAAAATCGCTGAGTTAGATGTCAGCGTTACAGTGCCGGTGGTGCCGCTGGAGTAAACGGTCACATCTTCATCGACGTTGATGTCTTCGAATGGCCCGTTAGTGGTGACAACATCCACGATTTCCCAGTCATCGTGCGCATACCGACGCAACTCTTTCGGCGGATAGGCTGGATGAACCAGTGTCAGAACGTCGGCGCTCTGGGTAAACTTGATAGCGAAGAGATCCGCTTCCGTGTATGGCATCGCCAGCTCGTAGATTACGTTGCTGCTGTTCAGAACGAGCGCACCGTCTTTGATGACGCGCATGTAGTTGTGGCCAAACTCCAGCGCATAAGTCTGCACAGTCGAAAACTGGAACGGAATGAGACGACACTTCCTGGTTGGATATTTTGCTGCGCCGACAAACTGCGTACCCGGACGGTTCTCAACGCCGCCATACTGCCGCACGATGAAGTTGTCACACTTACGCAGCGCCACCTGATACTTTGCCATGTCGATGCGGCCATAAAGCGACGGACCGATCTCACCACCTGCAAAACTCGGTTGGATCCAGCTGACAGACATTATGACAACCTCGCTGCGGTGAACTCATCCATTGGCATCTGTGGCTCCTGCGATTCGTTCATGTTGTGAGAGCCGGCACTGAGAATGGTCTGGTGGTACATGGTCAACGCGTTATTGCCAAGATCAGCGCTGCCGGTCAGCACCATGTTGATGGCGGCCGCCAGTCTCCAGGAGAGTGCCTCCTGAAAAATGGCATCAAACATGTTCACGTCAGTAATTCGCGAGACGTATTTCAACCACGCTTCCGGCTGATCGGTATAAATCAGGCGGCCTGTGCCGTCAGTATCGGCCCCGGTGTCATACTGAATACGCATTGCCGCCGTCGGCGTGCGGATGCCTGGCACAGGGATCTCGATAATGCGAAGGCAGTCGGTTGGATACTGATAGGCGTACGCCCAGTCCTGCGGAGGATTGTTTGTGTCAGCCAGCGCGAGGCGCTTGGTCGCAAATTTCCATTCTGCGTCGGCCAGCACCGCATCGCGGCATGAATCGAAATACAGCGAGCACTGCCCGGCTTCCTTGCTGGCTTCGGTCAGACTGTTGATGCTGCGGTTATTCCCGATATTACTCAGCGCGCGGTTGCAAATCTCGATAACGGAGGCCATTACTCACCACCTTCACCATAGAGAGTTTGCGCTGCAGTCTTCGGCGCCTCACCAGATACTGGTGCCAAAGCCATATCGGTGATCTGCAGGTCAGCACTGCGATTCACGCCGTCATCAGTTTCGCGGGCTGACAGTCCACGGATCACCGCTTTTGCAGTGATCATCACCTCAGTGCCAACACCCTGCGGTTGTGCTTTCAGTTTATTCAGTGTGTCGTTGTTCAGCGTGATGCATAAACCCCAAGGATAATCATCACGGGTTACAGTCTCGCCGCTTTCGTCCTGGTAGCTATCAGTGCCGGTTTTCAGATTTACCAGTTCCATACCACTCTCCTGCAAGAAAGGGGCCGAAGCCCCCTATGTTTGATTAGCGAGGCTTACGCGCCCAGAGCAATACGCTTCTCTGCGATTTTCTCGCGGAGAGTTTTGGCGCTGGTATTGTGATGAGGCTTCTCGTTGAAGAGGACTTCATAATCTTCGCGGAGCTTGTCCAGATCATCACCGCTGTCATCCTCGCCGCCTTCGTCGTCATCATCCAGCGGTTTTTTATCGACAACGACTGGGGCCGCATCACTTTTGTGTTTGGCCTTTGCCTTTGCCGCTTTCGCCGCATCATTCAGCGGTTCCAGCGCCGTGCCTGGCTCACCGTCATACTCAATCTCAGAACCTTCCGGCCAGAGGTTGTTATGAATATGGGATAAACGCAGGACGCGGTACTTCGGTTTTTCGCCTGACATCGATATCCCCTTAGCCGGTCACTTTGGAGCGGATGGCGTAGTACGTGCTGTTATCCACGTCCAGGTTGATACCTGAAGTGAAAGCACCAGCGGTAAGCGGCCCGGTCGCCACGGTGTAGTTCACGCGAAGATACTTCTGCACACCGGCTGGCACCTTCGCAGAGAACAGGCGCTTGCCTGCGGTCAATGCCGCCAGTGCCAGCGCGCCGCTGTCATAGATGGTTGTCCAGGTTGAGTTATCAGGGCTGGTCTGCAACTGAACGTTCAAGGTTGCCGCGCCAGCTGCGGTTGCAGTGGTGTCAACGGTAGCCCAAAACTCCAGAGGATAACCAACACCGATATCACGGCGCGTGCCGTCAATCGGACCGAGATCAATCACATCCGTGGAAGCAGCAGTAGCCGTTACCGCCTGCTTCTCGGAGAACATCAACAGTTTGTCGAGGATCATTTTCTTTCTCCATTCATGGGCCAGTTACGGCCCATCAGTTAATGACAGGCGTTAAACAACACGCGCTTCTGTTTCCAGCAGCGCATCAGTTTCACGGATCGGAACACCACGGAACGCGGTCCACCACTCGCCTTCGGTTTCTTTCACACTGAGAGCGAGAGAGGATTTTTCAGTCGCCTGAGTGTCAAGCGCCTGGCCAACGGTGCGGTTCATGTAGAACACTGGCTTGCCCATGCCGCGGTTCGGGATGCGATGCAGCGCCTTCACCATCAGCTTGGAAATGTTGGCAGCGGCTGCCGGGTCTGCGAGATCGCTTACATCGATGTTTGCGATACGCACTGCATAACGCCAGTCACGAAGCACCAGTCCGTTATCCCATTTGTAATGGGTGCGGTAGCCTTCGTACTTGCCGCCGTTAGCATCTTCCAGGGTTTGCTGCCCCTTATCTTCCATCTGCAAGCCTGCTTTCTGGCCTTTAGGGAAGATGCCGTGCACGGTGTTTTCACCCCATACCACCAGCCAGATTGAGGTGTTATCGGTGCCAGTACCCCCTGCGTCGATAATGTTCTGACCATTACCGGCAGATTTAAGGGAGTAACGAGACGACAGGCCCATGAACTGCTGCGGGTTGACGCTGGTATCACCGTAAAACAGTGTCTGCGCCATCTGCTGGTTCATCGCCTCGAGGAACGCGCGATCTTCAGAAAGACGGAATTCAGATGTATTGCCGTTCAGATCAGCGAGTGACTTGTCCACTTCTGCGTAGGTTTCCAGCATGCCAACACCGTCAGTAATCTGCACAGTGGTTGACTTGCTTGGTTGCACGCCGTAGTTAAGCAGGCGCCAGGTTGCCGCAGGCAGCCCAGAGCGCACGGTTGTGCGGTGCCCGGTAGGCAGATTACCTTCAACAATCAGCATGTCCTGAAGGATCGGGTTTGATTGGGAAAGCAATTCGATAATTTTATCGACCTTCCCGTTTGGATCGATGCGCTTACCCCAGTCAGCCAGCGTCAGCGCAGTTGAGCCTTTAACAGCCATGGTTGTATCCTCTCTTATTAGCCATAGAGCACTTTGGCCGCACTAAGCTGGCCTTCATCTTTACCAGTGACCATGCCGTCTTCAGACAGGGCCTTGCCGATTTTCACGAACGTCTTAACCAGGTCCGGGTGATTACCCAGGCCGGTAGTGTTCAGGTATTCTTTCAGCGCAGGAGTACCGAACTGGTCCAGTGCACGCTGCGCCACGCTCAGGTTAGCTGTGAGTTTGTCGCCACCGATTTCTTTGTCGGCTTTCACGTCAGCGGCCCACTGCTCGGTTGTCGCCTGCCAGGCTTCGGTCTGGCGCTGCTGTACGCCAGCCAGAATTTTCGGGTATGCGTCGACCAGCTTCTGCGCCTGCTCGTTGGTCAGGTTCAGCTCACGGGCTACCGGCTCGAAGTCCTTCAGCGCTTCTGTGTCGAGATCAGCGCCTTCGGCAGCAGAGAATTCATACTTCTCCGGAGCGCCTTCCGGCTTCTCTTCCTTGTCGCCTTTGCCTTCTTTGCCTTCAGGCTCACCATCTTTCGGCTTCTCGCCATCGGCTGGTTTTCCGTCCTGCGGTTTCTCACCTTCAGCACCAGGCAGAGGATGTTCGCCAGTGGCAGATGCACCTTCTCCAGCAGGAGCGGGAGCGCCACCAGCAGGCTCAGAAGATGCAGCTGGAGCTGAGCCACCGTCGGCAGGCTGCTCGTTGCAGAGATGGCGATACATCAAACGTTCAAACAAATTCATGAACCCTCTCCTTTAAACCGGGATCGTTTTGGCTTTCAACTGAGCCAGCACAGCGTTCAGCGTGGTGCGAAGCGCTGCTGCATCAGCCAGCAAGGCGTTGTATTTGGTGACCAGGTCGTTATGGTCAGTCAGCAGACCAGCGACATCGGTCGCAGACGATGCTGTATCAGCGGTGGCAGTGGCAGCCGCAGCGGCTGCAATGGTCGCTCCGAGCTTCACGCCGCCGTACTCAGTGGTTGTTGGCGCACCAATAACCGCTGGTGGAGTGTCTGGCACTTCAACTATTTGGCTTGCCCCATCAAGGCGAACGACGCGCTGCTTTTGAATCTGGCTCATACTTTGTCCTCACTGGCCTCAGCGGCCATCTTCAGATACTGTTCCGGGCAGTTCGCCATCACGCGCTGAAACAGCGCCAGCGAGACGTTGCGCTGCCCTTCCTGAAATGCCATCGCCAGTGCATCGACTGGCAGAATGGCGCCGAATACTTTCCCCTGTGTCAGGACATCCCAGATAATCCGGCGGCCCTGCTCTGAATCCATCACGTGCCGGATGTCGTCGATATCGCGTTGCAGGCGTAGTTCCTGCTCGGCCTGCTGCGCTGAGCGCTGCTGCTGGTCGTCTTCGTAGGTTTCATCCATTACTGACGAGCTCCGGCGCCAGCGGCGGCTGTCGCGCTAGAAATGGCAGAGAGCGCACTCGGATCGCTGGTCTGCGTTTCGCTGAGCGTCTTGGCACCTTGCGCTGCCGTCATAGCCATTGCAGCCGCCTCTTGTTGCTTTTGCTTCTCGGCGCGCTGCTGACGAATTGCATCAACTTCTTCCTGCGATGTGATAACGCTCGGCGATACACCGGACATTTCAGAGAACGCATCGATCGCTTCGTCAGCGTTGAGTTTGTCCAGCGCTTCCGGTTTGAACTGTGCCAATTGACCGATGAAACCAACGGTATGAGACAAGCTGGAAATGCCGATAGATTTCTGCGCCTGGGCCATCACTGAGATGTACTCAACTTTCAGCGGCATGCCCTGCATGACTTCCGGCGGCGGAGGCAGCATGTTCTTGCGCGCCATAATGGAGAACGCGCGGTCGATTAACGGGTTGAGGCACTCGTCGTTCAGACGCTCCAGCACCGGGCCCAGCATCAGGAGCTTCTCTTCTTTCATCTCCATGACTGCTTCGACGGGCATTGATCGGGTGTTGATGCTTTGCAGCATCATGAAGAGGTCGACGAAGTAGGCGCTGTTGATGACCTGCCGGGTGTCCTGGATGTCATTCAGCAGTTCAGAGGTATTTGGTTGCACGAGGTAAGCAGGTTTGAATCCGTCCTGGCTTCCCATCGTGTCGATGTACGTGATGTCGCCGGGCAGAAGGGAAACGCGCTGATTCTTCAGCGAAGACGGGCCAATCATCGGTGGGTTGGTCGCCTTGTCGATCAACTGGCTCTTACGCTTCTGCTCGAGCTGCAATGCTTTTACCTGGCCCAGTGCAATCATTCCCGGGCAGGATGAGCCGTAAACGTCCTCGCCGTTGACTTCCCAGCGTGGCGCCATAATCGGGAACTCGTCGTAACCGGATTCACGCAACAGCTTGTCGTTATCGCCGCCGACCTCGAAATACACGGACCTGTACGGCTTGTTCTTGCTGTCCAGCTTGCCGGTGTCGCGGTTCGTGTTCGGGTAAACAGAGTGGATGACGTCAACCCACTTCTCGTAGGTGCCAACTTCCCACATGCTTTTCACGGACGTGCTGACTTTGTCCAGGCCGAACTCCATCACCAGTTGACGCACGGTCATGGAGAATTTGCGGAAGCAGGTATCAACACTGCCGCGCGCTGAGTTCGACAGGTAGTAGCTACCAATCGGGAACATCATCGTTCGGATAATGTCTGTGTCGTCTTCAAGAACCGCCATAGCGCCGGTGCTGAATGTGCCCAGCGAGGCATACAGCTGCGGCAGTGATTGATACAGATTCGAGCGGTTGAACATCTCGTTCATGTAACGCTGAACGGTTTCACACCACTGCTTAACCGGGCCGTAATCCATCATGTCCGGATCCGGCGTCGCCAGTTTGAACCACGGACGGGCCGGGCTGGTAATACCTGACATCATGCCGCTGGATAGCGTGCGGTCTGCCAGGGTTGCGGTCGGGTCAATGATTTTAGAATTACGGCGGTCGCCGCGGTTAACGTCAGAGGTGAGAAAGCGGGAGCCGCGCGGCTTAATGAAATCACTCAGCTCGCGCCAGTGCGGTTCGAACGAAGTGCGCTCATTTTCCAGCTGACCAAACTGCTTCAGCAGTTGTTCTTTTACGGTTTCCGCCATCGCCAGATGCTCCGTTACTGACCGAGCAGCGTTTTACCGCTGGTATTGGCCGTGGAGGTATCACCCTGAGCGCCGGTGAGCATTGTCGACTTCTGACCGGCAGCGGCACGGCGGCGGCGGTTCTCTTCATCGCGAGAATCGACGACAGCCTGGTCCTGTTCCTGCGGTGCGGCCTGAACTTCTGGCGCTGCTGGCACTGATGGAGAGCTTCCCATGCACATAAAGTTGACCCCGGATGCAATTAAATTATTACCAATTTAACCATATACGGATTATTTTACGTAGTGCATTGACATTTATATGTGCAATTATTACCCTCAAGGTAATTAGCGGAAGTGTTAAAGCGGATTGCGGAGGTTTCTATGTGACATTCAGCTCACGTAATGAGCCGAATGATCCAAGCATTCGGCTCACAACATGAAGGCGCATTCCTGATCGTTCCCTTTTCGGTCAGTCGTCAAATGCAAATGGTGGAGTGCGCCTCCAGTTGTGAAGAACAACCGCTGTATGGCACATGCAGCGTTAGCGGCCTGAGTTGGCTCCTTGACTTCACCATCCACCAACTCAGATAACCGGAATGTGCAAGCCTGGCTCGCTAACGGCCTTAGGGCGATTCACCATCGCGGCGATACGGTGTGACACCTCGGAAGAGACGAGGATGCAACGATGAGAGCATTATCGGAAGCTACGCCTCTCTCGCCGGGCGGCCCACTGTGGTAAGTAGTGCTCTCTTCGTTGTGGTAATTGCGGCTATGCGCACGTGACGAGGCCAGTTCATTCAATCATTGAAATGAAAACTTTCTCGGTAGTGTAACGTCGCCAGCTCAGGCCGGGCTGGCAGGTGGAGGCACCACCGCCACAATCAGGCACGCGTTGCGTGGAAAAGCATTACGGAGGTGGAAGCCCTCGCCGGAAGCGTAACCGGCACACAACAGGCAAGAGCATTGACCGCGCTGAAATGGGCCGCACATCATATTGGTGTACGCGACTAATCACCCGCTACAGATTACCAGTGCTCTTTCCGTTGTGGTGAGTCCAAATGCTAGTTGGTGCGGTAACGGCCCACCAAGGCGACGAAGGAAATGCTGACGCACAGCGCCACAACCCAATCACGCCTCAGGACCGTGATACCCGCAGTACCTGTGATAACGATAGCTGTGTAGGAATTGGCGGTGGCAGTCTTCCCTTACTGACCACCGCCCTTTTTACACCAGAACGCCATTGCGATGACTTTCTGTTGTAAGCCCGTACCGCCATGGAAGGCACACTCCCATTGCTTCAAGTTCGCCCGGTTCGCCGGGCATTTTTTTAAGGTGAGATTGCTCGGAATTAAGAACAAGGATTGTAACACCGTGACACGTCACAATTAGCCCGCCAATGCGCGGGCTTTTTCATAGTTGAAGCTGCGATAAAAAGACAAGACGAGGATTAAGCTGAAAGTAGGTGATCAAGAATTTTGGTTGCTTCATCCATCGTCATTGCACCATTTATCGCAGAAGGGAATATCTCTCCATGCACAGATAGCCGCCATATACCTCGCCGGTCTGTATCGGCTGTTAGCTCCTGGCCTACCACCACTGGAAACAAAACCGGAACAACGCACACGGAATACCCATGCACCGTTTTTATGATTAGTGCTACCTGGGGCCGCGAAGGCAATGAGTGTCGGCTAATGACAATGGCTTTGTTCATCTGTTAATCCCAGCAGAATTTCACAGAATTATAACCATCTAATTCAGACTTACGCTATACAGTGTGAGGCTAATTACGCATACGGGTCATATTCTGTGATGGCCTTGCCCTGCTGCTGTCGCGGGTCCTTCGACCTCTTCGTCACCGGGAACGCAAATGTAAGCAGCAGACCGTCACCTTTACCAGGCGAGCGCCCAATCCTGTCTTTGATGTCTTCCTTCGGTTCAATCACTATTTTGCCGTCCACCCTGACTTTGTACTCTGCCGCCGACAGGTCGTCTGCTGTTTCCTGATCGTCGATTGCACCACCAATCTTCAGCCAGGTTTTACAACTGTTGAACATCTCTCCGCGCTTGTTGAGCATCTGCGGGTCAGTCGATGCGCCGCCGAACGGAACGAGCTGCCATGAGCGCCCCCAGCCATCGCCGATAGACTTCAGTCCAGTGCCGTAGCCGAAGTCGATGAACACGGCATCGGCCCCGTACTCGTCTTCGTAATCTGCAACGCGCTTAGCCATAATCAGGTCGTCGGTGGTCTTAGCCCCAGTCCACAGCACTTTTGTGTGCAGCCCCTGCCGGAGATAAATTACCGCGTCATCCACGCCAGAGTACGCCGGGTCAACGCCGATAATCACCGGTGCATGGGCAACCTGTTCCCTGGTGATGATCCGCTTCATGGCCGCATCGGTAAGCCCGGTCGGGATGAACTGCAGTTCTGACGCATCAGGGAATATCCCGCGCACACGGACTTTCACGAAGTCGCTGTCTTCGCCGTAGTCGTCTACCCACTTTTGCAGCTGCTGCTTGTTGGTTCCTTCCACAGTTCTGCTGTCAATCTGCGCGCACTTCCACCGGTGTTTGTATTTGCGGAAACATTCCCGAAAGCGCCCGGTGTTTCGCGTCGGGTTACCGAACGCCACCCAGATGATTTCGGTGTCCTCATCCGTCAGCGCGCCCTCGGCAACCTCCCATACCAGATCAGCAATGTTCGATGCTTCGTCGAATACGACGATGATGCGCTTACGCTCGTTGTGCAGCCCGGCGAACGCTTCAGTGTTGTGCTCAGACCAGGGGATGGCATCAGCGCGCCAGCGTTTGTCGTGACCTGGATCGTTGCTGTACATCGCCGTGGCGGTGCAGGTGAACCAGTCCTTGGTGATAGCCAGGTTCGACCATTTGATGATTTCAGGCCAGGTCTTGGTGCGCAGCTGGTTGTCGGTGTTGGCGGTCACCACCACCTTGCAGTCTTCGCAGGTGGACATGCCCCAGTTCATCAGCATCGAGATGAATGCCGATTTGCCGATACCGTGGCCGGATGCGCGGGCAATCATAATTGGCTGATGCCGTGTCGCCGGGTTGCTGAGATGGTCGCCAATCTCGCGGAATGCATCTTCCTGCCATTTTCGCGGGCCGGTGGCGTGTGCAAGTTCTGTGCCGTCTTCTCCCCATGGGAAAGCGTAATGCGCGTAGCCCAGCGGATCATGCGTGAAACTGGCGATGTCCTCGATGAGTTGTTCTTCCGGAGAGAGCGCGGCGCTGGTCACTGGTCACCAGCCTGGCGTTCTTTGACGCGGCGGCGGGCGGACGCCATACGGTCAGCGATAGTCACATTAACGTTAACGTCCAGGCGCTCTTTGAATGCCATCACATCGACGTGCTTACCGATGAGCTCGAGGTTCTTCACCTTGTCAGGCCATTTGATTTTTTGCAGCGTTGACTCGATATCGTCCTCACCATCACCTTTCATGGCCATGCGAATTCGGTTTATATCCACCGCGCTAATAGACGTTCGCCAGACTTTAGGCCACTGACTGACCGGCTTTAGCCCACCTTCCTCGTCGAGGATGTCGAACACGTCCATCTGGTCTATTTCCACCAGGCGCATGAGCACATAGTCGGCACTGACACGCAGGCGCTTATTGCGCTCAGCCATCAGTTCAGCAATCCGTTTCTGGATTCTTTCGTCGCGCATCATGTTGCTGGCTTTGACCGCTGCCGTATTAGGTGAAAATCCTGCGTCAATCGCCGCCTGCGTCTGATTTTCTGGTGACTTAATGTAGGACTGGCAGTAAGCCTCCATCATCGCTGTAAGAGGCTTATATTGCGTTGATTTGCGTTTGTGGGGTTTTGGCACTGCGCCCATAGTTACCACCAAAGTAATCAATTACCGTTGTGGTAATACTATCATGCAAAACAAAGCCGCCATAGTCGGCGGCCGTCGTGGATAATCACTGTTATCGTGACATGTCACACTGCTAGTTTTGTTTCATGCCAGCCCTGAGTAACCCAGCACTGGGAATCACCAGAGCAAGGGCAAGCATCAATCGGCAGAGTGTCTCCACACTTCCCGCACCGGTTGGCGCTGATAGCTTTGATGCGACCACGAACACGCACATCGTCCTGGCGGATTAACAGCGAAATGTATTCAGCCATATCATACGGTTCGCGACCAGGGCGTCGGGCGGCGCAATTCCGCTCCAGCATTTCCAGTTCTTGCACATCGAGCTGCAGTTCCAGTTTGCGATTACCAGCCTCAGCCTGTCGGGCGCGCTGCGCTGCTTTGCGTTCTGCGGAGGATTTAGCCATTGCTGAAAACTCCTTTCGCAAAGCTCCAGACTATTTCCAACATTGAAGACCACGCGACATAGACGTGAATGCCGGCAGCCAGGCCAAACCCTATGACCATCGCGTACAGCAATGCATTGCATTTAGTCACCATTCACCTCCTGCTGCGGTGCTGCTGCAATCATCCTTTTCCAGTGCTCTGCGTATGACTCGTCCTTCTCATATGCAGCCCGGAAAGCATCAAGCATCTTTCTGGTAGGCTCAACCGGCACCATCACCCAGCCATCCGGCAAGTCCCTGGCTTTCCCAACTTGATAGCACTCACGCTGAGTCAGGTCTACGCCTTCAAAGTCAGGCATCACGCTCAACTCATCACGATTACTTACAGGTTGCTGCATGGCGGCTCGGAATGAATCAATTACGGCCTTTAGTCGTTTGGCGTTGAGCGTTGCCGAGTGGGTAGGAACGGGCAGATGTAAAATCCAGTACA